CTCATCGGCTGGGTAGCAATCGGTAATCCGTTCGGATATGTTGGTCCAATAATACTTATCGTAAAGACGTTCCTTGGTAGAAACGACTCCCGGTCCGTGTTTTGGCAATATATCGTGAACGTCCAATGTCGAGAATATCCGTTGAAGGATGACTCGGCTTTGATGAGCAACGGTCCAATTCGTCCTTGTGCCATCACTGGCAAAATAGGATAAAGAAGATCGTCGATTAGTATCGAACTCTTTGTACATCTTACTAAGTAATCTGTCAGAGAGTTCCAGGTCTTGCTCGGTCTTTTCAAACTGCGCAAGAACTGCGCTTTCTTGTTCGGCGCTATAGGGCAGCTCGTACTTGTAAAAAAGGTACGCAAACTGTCTAATAGTTCTGACTGAGTCAGTGCAAGGAGACTGAAGGAGAATCCCGCCTGCATCGAATATGCGGTTCCAATACTCACCGAGAAACCTCGGCAGTATACTGGCGTCCTGGGTATTCCAACCCTGGAAGTCAGAGTGGTCCACATGTCCGGTGCAAAGTCCTTTTTCCAAGGATTTTGCGAGGCGGGGCAAGGTTTTTGTAAAGAACCCTGCACCTTCAGCTGAATACCTGCGTCGGACGACTTGCGTCGTCTGTTTGCAGGCTCGTGTCGTAAACCACCCGTGCACGTTTGCAACGTCGCACAAGAGAGTGGCAATGATTTCGACTTCAATGTTGATTTCATATCGGCTATTATTAGGAACCATAAGGTATCCTGTCCTGGCCTTTCCACTTGCTTGTGCTAATCACACCACTATGAACTCTAAACCACCGAACGAACTTATCCTCAAACCTTCACGAATTCGCACGGCGCCAAACCTCGGGTATACTTATACCGGACGGATTTTGGTACCTTGGAGATCGGGAGAAGGTTCAGGAGTCGAAACGTTCGATGAGTCTGCTACAGTTATACCGGATTTCAATCTCGTATATACCGACGAAGTGAACAGAGAGACAGATGTCAATTGGCTTATCGCAAAGGCAACGATTACGTTGTCTTCGCCAAAAGTATTGGATCTGTTCTATGAACATCTCGCCGATAGAGGGAATGAACTCGGTCCATATGGAACTCCTGAAGCAGGATACCTTACGAACTGGCTGGTCTTTTCGACCGCCCAATTCAAGGGGCCTGCAGGGAGTATCTTCAACCCTTAGCTTTTACAACGCTAAGAATAATCGGTACTTGTAGGTGGATGATCAATCCACAGCGAGTTACCTAGATGTTATTAATATCCAGGCTATTGGTGTTCTACTCCTAAAGAGTAGAATGCTGGTTTCATTGGAGCGTAATAAGCGCTCATCAGGATGCCGAAAGGGCTCCTGCCAACAAAACGGTAGAACCATTACCGGTCCCATCGTATTTGAACGTGCTTGTCGCTTGTGTAAACACAAGCGATCCCAGCTCGGACATAACGTTGGTGGCTTCAGTGATCGCACTCATCGCTCCGATAGGGATATCGAGAACGATGTACGCACTGAGGGTAATGAGCTTCGTGGCATCTACTCCGGACACGACAGTTTTGTCGATCCGAAGGAGAGAACGCCGGCGAAGCGAAAGCCCCGCACCAGATTCAACGTGTTTAACGCTGATCCGATGTGGGAGGGAGGGAGTTTCGCCAACTTGCGCGTACTCCACTGTTCTACCAACCTGCGAGATACGATTGAATTCGACCTCGGCAGACGCAGCATTTAGGACTTCACTAGTCACTAAAGCACTTCCAAATGAAACGGCCATATGATTAATTACTTGATGTTTTGAGAGTTGTGAA